CCAGAAGCTGTACGTCCGACACCTTGTACTCCTGTCTGACCATGAGCAAAGCTAGGAAAGCCTGTACTCTCGTCTGCTAATACACGTGCCTTATCAAACATTTGCATATTCTCATTGGATACGTTGGGGAACTTAGTGCCAAAGATAGCTTGTCCCGGCGCACCGCCTTGACGACGAAAGACTTTTCCGGGATATACTGAAAGGTCTTGGCCGGGAACTAGGTTAGTCTCATCTACCTCAATCAACATATTACCAGATAGTGCAGCATTGTCAACAGCCATACGCATAAAGCCATTCATTAAGGTCTGTGTATCATCCATGTTTTCAGCAATACCCACACCAAATAAACTGTATGGACTTACTTCATATGGTACTGCATAGTAGGGAATGATAGAGGGAGTGAATGGATTCATAACTAAACGCAATACTTTATTATTACAAATCCAAATGTTTACACTTACTTGATCCATGTCAGAGAGTTCAAAAGGAATATCTATGTCATGCCCTTCAAGAGTCTCAGTGTCTACATTACCCCAGAACTCAAGCACTTCAAAACGTTCAGCTTTAGATTCTTGAGCATCGTCTTCCATAGCTTGCTCCCACCATTCTTTGGTGTAAGACTCACCGTCAGCTACAGCAAGGTCTATAGCATTGCTTCTAAAGAAAGGTCGTCTTTTAAGATTACGTAGTTGAGTACGTGACATCTTATGACGTTCAACAACATACTCAGCCTCATCCATATTAGCTGCATCAGGATCAGGATAAAAGTTCCAAATAGATACACTAGAGGTTTGAGGAATAGTTTTAATAGTAGGACTATACTCACCTTCATCATTCCAATTAGGATACTCTTTGTCTATAGCAAATGGGCCTTTCATTACGCCTGTACCAAACAATGCACATTCAAAAGCAGCTACACGTAATTGTTTATTTGCATTAGATTCTTCTAGTTGATCATGGATTTTCTTTTCCATCTTTTTAGATGCAATCATTGCAGGGTGAAAAGTAATTTCAGTAGCAGTGCTACCTTCACCTTCTTTAAGTTGATCTTTTACAGGAGCAAGTTTATTAGAAAGTCCAGCAAGACGTTCATTAAGATCAACTAATGTTTCACCGGGAAGTAGTCTACGATCTTCTGCACTTGGCTCTTTAGCTTTCTTCATGTCATCATTAGACTCAAAGTAAACTGATTCTTCTACTCCTTCAGGAAGAGTGGTAGGGTCTACAGTAATTGGAAACTTATTGTTGCCAAAGAGTACCTCAATAATTTGACCGTATGCAGCAAGAACTTTAGTCTTGGTCACTTTAACAAAAACTTGGGATTTTTCTGTAGAAGTAAACTGGACGTCAGGACCATAAAGACCACGATAATTACGATAAGCTTGTATCCAACGAGTTTCTTCTGTCTCCCTTGCATCAGAGGCTTTCTTATAATGTTTTTGTACAAGACCCACAATGCTTCCTGCAAGAGGATCACTATAGGTATCTTCCTTCATGTCCTCTAAAGAGCTTGCCTCTTCAACGTCCATTCCCATGCTTTCTTCAAATTCGTCCATAGTATTTCCTTAATAACCAAACGTTGGGTCGCTTGCTTGAAAACCTGATCGTTGTGATGCAGGGTCATAGTCAAACAAACTGCTTCTTGGTCTTGTCATAACCCCGTACCTAATTGCATCGTACAGGTGATCTTCTGAGTGTGTGTCTACATCTTCAGGGTTATTCTTATCTAGTGGTAAAGCTGGTATCTGTGATATAGTATTAGTGCAGGTATTAAAGAATACTAACCGTGGTTCTTCAGTAAACTCATCTACCTGTAATCGTCTGTGTATTTCGTTCTTACCTGCTACCCTTGAACCTCTGGACCTGTCAGCAGGTCTCCACCTACAGCCCCGCATAATCATTTGTTCAGCTAGACTAGGACCAGTGTCTCCACGCTTATGCCAGAGAGATGAGTCAAGTACACCGTAACGAATCTTCTCTCCGTCCTCTGCATCTAGTATCATATCAGCTAGGTCAGTAGCTATAACTTTTGAACAATACATCTCACGATAAACTATAAGTTGTTCATCAGGAGATACAGCAAACCAAACAACCCCGGAGTAAGAACCGTACCCATAGTCACATGCTCTAAACTTTGACCAGCTTCTAGGTATCTCAAAGGGTTCTATTACGTGTACTTGTCTATTCCACTCAGGAAAAGCAGCACCTTCATTTACATCCCAGTTACCTTCTAGTAGTTGCTTACGTTGATGCTCTGGTAGTGACAATAGGTTAGCTTCGTATAGACCATCGTCAGCTAAGTACGGGTTATCAAATAAGGTAGCAGGAATAAATCTACGTTTAAATAAGGGTTGACCCTCTTTTGAGTGACCTTTAGGCCAAGCAATGACCTCTCCTGTTTCCATATCAGTAGCATCAAAGCTAGTATTATGTGGGGCTGGGTCTACAAAAGTCTTCTTAACCCACTGATGCCCACTTCCACCGGGGTTAGTAGTACCCCTTTGATATAAACCTAGACCACTATTTTTAGTAGTACGTAAGCGTGACCTCATATAGTTCCAAGGATAAGGGCTAGGCCATTGTGTAAGTTCATCAAAACCAATCCAGTTAAAAGCTTGTCCTTGGTATCTTTGTACATCATCATCCCTGTCTAGATATGAAAGCCAAAGAGTAGCACCGCTTGGAGCTACCCACGTTTTATCACGTTCCATAAACTTAATCCCGGGGATTGCTCTTGGGTAGAGCTGTTTGGAGACTGAGATAAGTTCTCTGAGTTCTTCTGTGCTTCTCCGTACCAACAGCATAGAAGATAGTGGATTATTAAAATACCTAACAGGATCGGCCAGCATAGCAAAAGACTTACCACCACCAGCCGCCCCACCATATAGTACCTCTTGTTCTGAAGCTGAAAGAAAGTCTGTCTGAGGGCCGGGATTAGGCTCAAAGATAACGTCTTGAGCTTTTTCTACATCAATCGGCTCTGGCTTCACTCTCGCTGGAACTGGTTGAAGCTCTGGCTCCGATACGATTTCTTTCGAGGGTTTCCGCTTTTGCCGCCGCTTCTTTGTAGCGTTCAGCGTAATAGCGTTGCGTTGAAGCTTCTGCTTTACGTTTTCGTTCAAGTTTAACTCTCTTCATTAGACCCACGTGAGAAATGTATCTACCTGACTTCTCACTCAACCAGTTGGCTACATCTCTGTAGCTGTATTGCTTTAGATACTTCTTAGCTTCTTCTAAAGCTTCTAGCTCTACTGGGATTGGTAGTAGTATATCATCATCTTCAGGGTCTTGTCTATAGCCAAATGGCACAACTCTGCCTACTCTAACGACAGATAACCATTCATACTCACCATTAACTAGCTCTGGCTCAGGGAGCTTCCAAGTTTTATTAACTTTCATTTTTAGGCGGTAATATAAATACAGGGTTTTCAGCTTTAATTTCTACTTTGTCTGTCTTTACAAAGCCAGCACGGTCAAGGAAATCTTTAGCTGCTGCCATCTTTTCTTTATTGCCAAGGTCTGTAGGGTTAGTCATAACCTGCATCATAGAGTATGCAGCTTTACTACCAGCAGTAGCAATAAACTTCTTAGTAAGTTCAGCAATCTCGTCCTGTAGTGCAGCAGTAATAGTTGTAGAGGACATAGTATTAGCATACCCTGCAAGACGTTTGGCTTGCACAGGATCACCTTGTGCCTCTTCAAACAACACATCAAGAAATAGCTGTTGTTTTTCTGTAAGTTTTCTCATGTTACTTTCCTGTGGGGTTTTACCTTCTTCGCAACTTTCTTAGGTTGAGCCACAAACTGCTTACCCGCAGCCTTGCCTCTTCGTTTGGCACGGGTTGTAGCAGCATACTCAGAATCACTAAGAGACTTAATAGCTTTAGCAGGAAGGTATCTTTCGCCGGTGGCTTTAGACCCTTGTGTTGAGGGTTTACCACTCTTAGTTCTCCAATCTTGCTTAGTCCAAGACTTAAGACTTTTTTGGCTTTTTGCTAGTCCACCTGTATTCATCTTTTTAGGTTTACTTTTTGTCATGTTTTTTCTGTATAGCAAAATTAGCAGTAAGGCTTGCCCCCTTGTGAGGGACAAACTTACCGTCATGTTTCATTANTTTTAAACTACCATCTTTTTGNTTCATCCAATGNTAGCCTTTAGGTGCTTCTACTTTCATTACGTGTATCCTCCACCTTTTGCTTTGTATTGTTTGGCAACCATTTGAGCTTTACGAGCCGACCACTGTCCG